CCCCTTGGCTACCCAAGGACACCCAAGATCGCATGTTGGCGGCTACCCCGTCCCACCTACGAACGGCTCGTTCAACGGGTCTACCCTCAATGGGTTCTGGATCGGTGTTCACCATCCCGGTTGAAGATATCATCGTTCCCGATTTCCCAATCCCTGACCACTGGAAGAAGGTGTGTGGGATGGACGTGGGTTGGAACAACACAGCGGCTATGTGGATGGCGATTAACCCAGACACCAACGAGAAGTTCTTTTACTCCGAGTACAAACGCGGAGGGGTAGAACCCGCAGTCCACGCCCAAGCGATCAAACAGCGGGGAGAGTGGATCAACATTGCTATTGACCCAGCTTCCCGAGGGCGATCACAGAAAGACGGAGAACAACTCTTTGTCTTATACCGGGGCCTTGGCCTACGAGTCCACCCAGCAGACAATGCGGTTGAATCGGGTATCTATTCTCTCCAAGAGGATTTTGCCTCTGGACAGCTAAAGGTATTCAAGTCGTGTATCGAGTTCCAAAAGGAATACGTTACCTACCGTCGCGGGGAAAATGGTAAGATAATCAAAGAGAACGACCATTGTCTCGACGCGGGACGCTACTCAAAATTAGCAGATAAACTCGCAAGAGCAAAGCCACAACCCAAACTATCCAACAGTGGAGGGATACAGAGTGGAAAACAATACGACATCTGAGGATGTCCTGATTATCTCCGATGTCCCGTTGACTGAGGAAGAACAACAGGCTCTCGTAGCCGAGGCGGAACGCCTAGAGAAAGAGAAACAAGACGCTCTCGATACACTTGCTCGCAAGATCGAGGGAGACTTCGTTTATCGCTCTAGCCGTAGACGTGTTAAGGAAGATCAATGGTTACGATCCTCCCGCCTCTACCTTGGCTCCAAGTCCGCACAGCGAGGAAGCTCCCTCACCACCGAAGGTGGATCAGGGGCCAATCGACCTGACCACAATCTCGTAGCCGAGAAGTGTAAGCTGGCTATTGCCCAGAGTTGGAGTGGACAGTTCGGAGGCGGGGATAAGAATTGGGACATTAAGCCCTCCCCTATTCCTAGCGTAGACCCAGCCCAAGCCGCGCAAGCAGCGCGCAACATGAGCCGTAAGATCGAGGACTACCTCAACGACACCAAGTACAGCATTGAAGCTCGAAAGGCGATGGAAGACCGGGTAATCCTTGGAACGGGTATCTTGAAGGGGCCAGTCCCCACCCTTGCAGACAAGGTTCGATACGAAGCAACCCAAGGGCCAGACGGAAAGATGGTGACTATTCCCACTTTCGACTTTGTTCCTAAGCCCGTTGTGAAGCGGGTTGATCCTTGGTTCTTTTATCCAGATGATACCGTGGCAGACCCCGAAGATTGCGAAGATGCAATCGAAGTCCACCCGATGTCTAAGACCCAGCTTGCCAAGCTCGCCCGTAATCCGGGGTTCAACGCAGAGGCAATCGCTGAAATCTGTAAAGTACCACCGGCTGAGTACAACTCCCTTGCGTTCCAAGACGCCAATGCGTTGACAGACAGCGGAGAGAACTACCTCCGAAACAAGTACGTGGTGATGGAGCGCCACGGCCCTATCTCTATTGACGAGATGGAACCACTCGGACTATCCCCAACCTTTGATGCTATCGGGAACACGTACTTCGGGGAAATCTGGATTTGTAACGGGAAGGTAATCCGTGCAGCCCTAGAGTCCGTGGAAGGCTCCTACGAGCTTCCGTACGCCGTTTCCCCGTGGTCTCCAGACCCGAACTCAGTCTTTGGCTTCTCTCTTCCTATGGACGCAGAGGACAGCCAGCGTATCCACACAGCCTCCCTTCACATGGCTTTGGATAATGCTTCCATCTCCAGTGGGCCGATGGTTGTTGTCAACAAAGAGTACATTGAGCCAGCAGACGGGAAGTGGGAGTTCAAGCCCCACAAGTTGTTCTTCACTACCGACTCCCTCCTACAGAACGTAGGCCAAGCGTTCCAGACCTTCACGGTTGATAACGTATCGGGTGCGTTGTTCCCGATCATGGAACGAGCAGAGGCATGGGCACAGCAAGAGACAGGCATCAACCTTCTCTCCGCAGGGATAGGCTCCCCGCAGGTAGGCCCAGACTCCGCAACAGGGTTGAGTATCTTGAACCAGCAGGCAACTGTGGTGACGGATATGCTCAACGAGGCGTGGGATGACCAAGTGACCCAGAAGATTGTCCGTCGTATGTACCATTGGGTACTCCAATACGACCCCACTCCTGACGTGTTCGGCGACTTTGAGGTGGATGTCAAGTCCTCCACAGAACTCCGAGCCAACCAGATGACGGCAAACAACCTTGAGAAGTTGTCGGTTGAGGCGGGACAGAACCAGATGTTGGCAGAGATGCTGAACATGGATCAGCTTACCCGCGCACGACTCACCAATTACAAGGTGCCCAACAACGGGATTGTCAAGTCCGAAGAACAAGTCCAACAGGAACAGCAAGCCAAGGCCCAACAGCCTCCCCCGCCTGACCCCAACATGGTCAAGCTCCAGATTGAGCAAGGCCGGTTGGATATGGAATCTAAACGACTTGAGCTTGAGGATCGCAAACTCCAGTTCCAGATGGAGCAGGAGATGCAAAAGTTCCAAATGGAGCAGCAGACCCGACAAGAGCAAATCCAAGCCCGTCGTGAGGACTACCAAGCCCGTATCATCCAAGCCAATATCGAGAAAGAAATCGAGATGTTGCGCCTTGCCCAGCGGGATACCGAAGTCCGAACGAAGATTATGGCTGACCTTGAGAAGAACAATATGAACCTTGAGACTCAGAAGTTCTTGAAGGGTATGGAAATCAACGATAACGCCCAAGACCGCCTCATCGCTCAACGTGAATTGCTGGTCAAAGAGCAAACAGGGTCGGGGATTTAACCTATGGCTACCGTCGTCGTAGACGGATTTGTGGTTGATACCGAGAGTGGAGCCTTCCATTGGCTCCGTTCTCGCTTGATGACCGAGCAATCCAACGTACAGAAGCACATCGTAAGAGATATGTCAGAAACAGACACGGCCAAGTTACGGGGCCGGTCTCATCTTATCCAAGACTTGTTGAAAGATATGGATAAGTTGTCCAATCCGTGACCATCGCCCCCTATTTAGGCGGCCCAAGGAGTAGAGTATGACCGAGAGCACCGAAGAAAATAATGAAATAACACTTGACAAAGCGCAGGAGATGTACTATAATGCGCACGTTGAGGGAGATCAGGCCAAGATTGACGAGGCTGATGCCCTTCTACGGAAATACCTTGAACCAGAGGCTACGCCAGTGCCGGAGGTAACTCCCGCAGCAGAGCAGCCAACGGAGATAGTATCGGAACCCACGAGTCCGGGAGTTGCCCAAGAGGGTGAACCTGCCAAGGAAGGCGGGACTTCTAACGAGGACTTCTTAAAAGGGTTGCCGGATAACATCCGAGGTAATGTCGAACAACTGATTGCACAGAATCAGTACCTAGAGCAATACCGACGTTCCAACGAAGGCCGTGTCGCAGCCCTCCAGCGTAAAGCGGATGAGGCAGCTAAGAAGGCTAGGGAACTGGAGGTAGCAAAGGCGCAGGTTGTTCCTGCCCCAGACGCTAACACCATTACCAACAAGGAACTAGAAGCTCTTGAGCGTACTGACCCCGAGATGGCACAAGTCATCAAGGCGGAACGTGCTGCGATCATTGCCCAAAATACCAAACTCTCCGAGGAAATGAACCAGATCAAAACCCATCTCTCCGAGATGCGGGAACGACAGGTTCAATGGGAACAAGAACGAGTCGTTGAAACTGCACGACAAGAGCTTGATCGGATAGTCCCCGGTGCTACTCAGATTATCGACTCTCCCTTCTGGGCTGAGTTTAAGAACACGCTTAGTCCCGCGTGGAAAGAGGTACTCGATACCTCCAACAACCCACAAGACTACGCGAACATGATGCCTCTATACTCTCAGTGGGCTGAGATGTATAACCGCGCACATGGGTTCTCCCAACCAACGTCTGCTAACGCTGTGAGTACACCAGCACAGGCTGCGGTTGATCCAAGGGCGGCACAAGCCCAAGCCAATCGTCAACAGAACCTAGCAACAGGTAATGCTGTCTCTGGCAAACCGGCCACGCCGCAAACCCGAAAGCCCACAATCGAAGAACTCTTTAAGAACCCCGAACTCTTGGCACAAGAACAAGACCGGATTCTCAAAGAGGAAATGAAACGGTTGGGTATTAACCCGATCTACTAAAATCAAGGAGGATTCATAAGTGTCTAATTCATTTATTGCTTACGACAGCGCCAGTCTCGAACAGCGCGTAGCCGTATATGCTGTACCGAAAGCCTTGGCAAACGCTGTTCCGTGGTTGTTCCTCGAAAAGCATGCCAAGAAAGAAATGCTCCCGAAGAACAAGTCGGACACGTTGAAGTGGAAGCGTTTTGTTCCGTTCAATGTAGACACTACCAGCTTGATCGAGGGTGTTACCCCTTCGTTTGACAACTTCCAGATGGAAACTGTCACCGATACCATCGACCAGTACGGCAAAGTTGTCGCTGTGTCGGATAAGTTCCACGACCTGCACTCGGACGCTGGCCTGAACGACATTTCTGCGGAATTGGGCAAGAACATCGGTGCAGTCCGTGAAGCCCTTAGCTGGGAAACTGTCCGCGCTGGTACACAGGTCATCTACACGGGTACGGCCACGGCTCGTACAGGTGTCAATGACATTGTTACCCTGAATCAGGTTCGTCAGGCTACTAATATCCTGTCGTCTAACCACGGTGAGTTCCTTGCCAAGATGATTGGCGCATCGGCTAACACGGCGACTGAGCCGGTTGCTCCGAGCTTCATCGGTGCTGGTTCGCGTGATCTGGACGGTGACTTGCGTGATCTGGACAAGTTTGTGGAAGCCCACAAGTACGGTCAACCGGGCGCTGCACTGTCCGAGTATGAGATCGGTGCTTGCGAAGGTGTCCGCTTCCAGTTGACCCCCCACCTCAAGCCCTTCTTGGGCGCTGGTGACACCGACATTGCCGGTATCCGTTCGGAAGGCGGTGTGCGT